GGACCCATGCCCAAGGCATCGCAGCAGACATCAAAGCTACCAGTGCATCCCAAAGATACGACATAGTTAAGCAGGCTTTAGCCCTTGGCTTCACGGGCATAGGCATCGCTAAGACCTTTGTGCATGTGGATACACGTGGTACTACTCCTGTAATGTGGGTTTACTAATGAAGTTTTCTCATGGTCACGAGTTGACTGCTGGCTCCTCCAACACTATCCTAGAAGCTCCCTCTGGTTACGACGCAGTTGTTACTTATCTGTTTGTTTCTAATATAGGAGGAAGTAGTAAGGACTTTGCTGCACGTTGGGTACATGGGACTACTAACATTGACTTTGTAGCTGGCAAGAGTGTTTCTGCGGGAGACTTCTTAACCTTTGGTGGTGAAGCAGGAGCTTGGGTAGTACTCAAGGAAGGAGACAAGATCAACATTACTCCTGAAGCTAGTTCTACGTTTGCCAGTATTATTTCTTTTGAGTTAGTCCCTGCAACCCCTAGACTGAACTTTTGATGGACCTTGACATTGAGTTACTCCCGTGGCAACAAGAGGTCTGGGCAGACGAGACTAGATTCAAGATTGTAGCAGCAGGTAGACGTACAGGGAAGTCCAGACTCGCTGCTTGGCTGCTTATTGTAAACGCTTTGCAGGCCGAGAGAGGCCACGTGTTCTACGTAGCGCCAACACAGGGACAGGCACGTGACATCATGTGGCAGACCTTGTTGGAACTAGGGAACCCTGTTATCTCGGGTAGCCACATTAACAACTTGCAGATTAAGTTAGTCAACGGTGCAACCATAAGCCTCAAAGGGGCCGATAGACCAGAGACAATGCGTGGTGTATCACTTAAGTTCCTAGTGTTGGACGAGTACGCAGACATGAAGCCTGATGTATTCGAGCAGATCCTAAGACCAGCCTTGGCTGACCAAAAGGGCTGCGCTATGTTCATTGGGACACCAATGGGTCGCAACCACTTCTACGACTTGTATAAGTACGCAGACCTAGGTGACGATGAGACTTACAAAGCATGGCACTTTACTTCCTACGACAACCCAATATTGGACCCAAATGAGATTGACACCGCTAAGAAGTCTATGTCGAGCTATGCGTTTCGTCAGGAATTTATGGCGTCATTTGAAGCTCGTGGGTCAGAAATGTTTAAAGAGGACTGGGTAAAGTTCGGAGAAGAGAGTAGTGGTGAGGGAGACTACTACATTGCAGTTGACTTAGCGGGTTTTGAAGAAGTAAACAAGAAGCGAACAAAGAACACTAGGCTAGACGAAACAGCAATAGCTGTAGCTAAAGTTAATTCTAATGGTTGGTTTGTGGAAAACATTATCTACGGTAGGTGGACCTTAGACGAAACAGCGGTCAAGATCTTCCAAGCAGTGCGTGACTACGAACCAGTTAGCGTAGGTATTGAGAAAGGTATCGCAAAGCAGGCCGTAATGTCCCCTTTGATGGACCTACAGAAGCGTCACGGGACGTTCTTCAGGGTCGAGGAACTTAGCCACGGAAATAAAAAGAAGACTGACAGGGTCATGTGGGCGCTACAGGGGCGCTTTGAGAATGGCTTCATAACACTTAAGAAAGGAGAGTGGAACTCTAGGTTCTTAGACCAACTCTTTCAGTTCCCTGATCCACTAACTCACGATGACTTAGTCGATGCTTTAGCTTACATTGACCAGCTTGCACACGTGGCGTACGACTACGACTACGAAATTGACGAGCATGAAATTTTAGACCTAGTAGCAGGATACTAATATGACAGAACTATTTGAACAAGACCCCCTGATGATAGAAGAAACTATCGAAGACTGGGTAATAACTAAATGTGACGACTGGCGTGACCACTACGAGTCTAACTACGAAGCACGTTTTGATGAGTACTACAGGCTCTGGAGAGGCATCTGGGACCCCGCTGACTCTGAGCGTAAGTCAGAGAGAAGTCGTATTATTGCCCCTGCTCTTCAGCAAGCAGTAGAGTCCAACGTAGCAGAACTTGAGGAAGCCACCTTTGGTCGAGGCAAGTGGTTCGACATAGCTGACAACATGGGTGACACAGAGCGTCAAGACGTGTTGTTCTTGAGAAACAAACTAACGGAAGACTTTGAGGACTGTAAGGTCCGTAAGGCAGTAGCAGAGTGTCTAATTAATTCCGCAGTGTTTGGCACAGGCATTGGCGAGATTGTTATCGAAGAAATGAAGGAAATGGCCCCGGCTACACAACCTATCATGGGTGGTGACTTAACGGCTGTTGGTGTCAACATCACTGAGCGTGTCAAGGTAAAACTTAAGCCTGTGATGCCTCAGAACTTCCTCATTGACCCTGTAGCAACTAGCGTAGACGACGCTATGGGCGTGGCTGTGGACGAGTTCGTAAGCTTACATCAGGTAGAGATGCTACAGGAACAAGGAGTCTACAGGGACGTTCAGGTAGGTTCTGCTGCTCCTGACTCTAACTTAGAGCCTGACCAAGACTTAACGATGTACAGTGACGACAAAGTACGCCTAACTAAGTACTACGGCTTAGTCCCTAGAGAACTGCTTGACAACGCCTTTAAAGACGAAGACGAGGAGGGTGACGACGAAGTAGACTTATTAGAAGACTCCAAAAGTAAATCAAAGTACGTAGAAGCAGTCGTAGTAGTTGCCAATGGCGGTATCTTGTTGAAAGCTGAGGCTAACCCTTACATGATGCAGGACAGACCTATCGTAGCCTTCCCTTGGGACGTGGTCCCTTCTAGGTTCTGGGGTCGCGGTGTGTGTGAAAAAGGTTACAACTCACAGAAGGCCCTTGACGCTGAGTTACGCGCTAGGATCGACGCTCTGAGCCTCACGATACACCCAATGTTAGCTGTAGACGCTACTAGGTTACCCAGAGGCGCTAAACCAGAGGTACGTCCGGGCAAGATGATTCTAACCAGTGGAGACCCGCGTGAAATTTTACAGCCGTTTAACTTTGGCCAAGTTAGTCAAATTACCTTTGCTCAGGCGGGTGCTCTACAGCAGATGGTACAACAAGCTACTGGTGCGGTTGACTCTGCTGGACTCTCGGGTGCAGTTAATGGAGAAGCTACGGCTTCTGGCATTAGTATGTCTCTCGGTGCTATTATTAAAAGGCATAAACGTACTCTGATTAACTTCCAGCAGTCTTTCTTAATTCCTTTTGTCAAGAAAGCTGCCTATCGTTACATGCAGTTTGACCCTGAGAACTACCCTGTTTCTGACTACAAGTTTAACGCAAGTAGTACTTTGGGTATCATGGCTAGAGAGTACGAAGTGACTCAGCTTGTACAACTACTACAGACTATGGAAAAAGACTCTCCATTGTACAATACCTTGATTCAGTCTATTATTGACAACATGAACTTGTCTAACCGTGAAGAACTCCTTGCAGCTATGCAGAAAGCTACGCAGCCTAACCCAGAAGCACAACAAGCGGCACAGGCAGCACAGCAAGCACAGATGCAGTTCCAGCAGTCTCAGACAGCAGCTCTGTCAGCCCAGGCTCAAGAGTCTGCTGCAAGGGCTTCTAAGCTGTCTGCTGAAGCTCAGGCAGTGCCTATGGAGCTGGAGATTGATCGTATTAGCGCAGTTACAAGAAACTTGCGTGAAGGCGACCAAGACGACAAAGAGTTTGAAAGACGTATGCGCGTTGCAGAAACTCTTCTAAAAGAAAGACAAATAAAAGGTAAAGAAAATGTTAACGGACAAAGAACTAATGGGACTCCTAGACCAAGTCAACCGGCACCTCCAGCCCAAATGGAACCGCCTAGAGGAATTAGAACGCAAAATGGAGGAATGGAGTAATGGCAAGGGAGAAGGACCCAAGGTTGGAAAGGGCGGGAGTAAGCGGGTACAACAAGCCAAAGAGGACTCCTAGCCACCCCACTAAGTCGCACGTAGTAGTTGCCAAAGAAGGTGACGAAGTTAAAACCATTAGGTTTGGACAGCAGGGAGTTAGTGGTGCAGGTTCTGCCCCTAAGTCCGATAAAGACAAAGCTAGACGCAAGTCATTTAAGGCTCGTCACGCTAAGAACATTGCAAAAGGCAAGATGTCAGCAGCCTACTGGGCTAACAAGGAGAAATGGTAGTGGCAGGTCTATATGATAATATCCACGCAAAACGTAAGCGTATTGCAGCAGGTAGTAAGGAGAAGATGCGTAAACCGGGTGCCAAAGGTGCGCCCAGTGCAAAAGCCTTCAAACAAGCAGCCAAAACAACCAAAAGGAGTAAAAAGTAATGGCTCAGGGAGTCCCCCATTACTTCAGAGATGGGTCTAAGCACACAGGAGGCACACATAAGATGCCTAATGGTGAGGTACACTCAGGTGCTTCTCACGGTGCTACTTCTAAAAAGTTGTACCACTACGACGAACTTTCTAAAACAGCGAAGGAGAAAACCACGATGTACGGGTCTAAACCAATGAAACCAAAAGCAAAACCTAAGCCTAAGCCCAAGAAGAAACCGATGAAGAAAGGCTACTAAATACTTCTTGACTTTAGCCTAAAAACATGCTATACTATTAACTATAGTATCAACTAAAGAGAACTTATGAAGCCTGAGCTTGAAACTTACTTTAACAACTACAACGAACTCTTCAATAACGAAGGTTTCAAACAACTCATTCAAGAGCTTTCTAATAATGCAGTTACCTTGTCTGACATTCAGACAGTCAAGGACACTGAAGACTTCTTATTCCGTAAGGGGCAAGTTGCTGCCTTAGCTTCTGTGATTAATCTGGAGAGCACTATTACAGTGTCCAGAGAGCAAGCAGAAGAAGAAGAAGTAGATGATTAAGGTATACGACTTCCGTTGTGAAAATGGACACGTATACGAAAAATTTGTAAACTCTTGTGACCCACCGAGTAGGTGCGAATGTGGTGCAAGAGCTACAAAAATGCTGTCTGCCCCGCCTTTTATACTTGATGGACACTCTGGGGACTTCCCCGGTAGACACATGAAGTGGGTAAAGGAACACGAACAAGCAGGTAGAAAACCTCAATCTCCATAATGACTAAGTTCACGGAGTTTAATTATGTCTAGAGCGACAATGGTAGATTCGCAGCCTGAAGAGGAAACTGTAGAAGAAACCGAAGAAAACGAAGTACAAGAGATTCAACAAGAAGACTTTGTTGAGCAACCTCAAGAAGAACCTCCAGTACCAGAGAAATATCAAGGCAAGTCTTTAGAACAAGTCGTGCAGATGCACCAAGAGGCTGAGAAGCTTCTAGGGCGTCAATCCTCTGAAGTAGGAGAACTTCGTAAGGTTGTGGACGACTACATTGGCAGTCAACCGCAGCAACCAGCACCTCAACAGTACGTTGAGCCTGAAGACGATATTGACTATTTTACGGACCCTCAAGCAGCCGTCAATCGTGCTATTGAGAATCATCCTAAGATTAAAGAAGCGCAGGAGTACTCTACTCACTACAAAAAACAATCATCTCTGGCAGTGCTTAATAACAAGCATCCAGACATGCAGGGTATCCTTAAGGACCCTAAGTTTGCTGAGTGGATTAAAGCTTCAAAGATTAGGACTCAGTTGTTCGTAGAAGCTGACCAACAATTTAATGCTGAAGCTGCTGATGAGCTGTTTTCACTCTGGAAAGAGCGTAAGACAGTAGCAGAACAAACCGTGAAGGTTGAGAAACAGGCACGTAAGCAACAAATTAAGGCAGCTAATACGGGTAACATGCAGGGTAGCGGTGAGGCTAGTCGTAGAAAAGTATATCGTAGGGCCGACATTATTAAACTAATGAAAACAGACCCAGAGCGTTATCAAGCTTTATCAGAGGAAATCTTTAAAGCATACGCGGAGGGTCGAGTAAAATAATCTATTAGGAGATTAACATGGCTACTGCAACCTATCCCGGCGCAGGCGGTAATACCGCAAAAACAGAGGCAGCTACTTTTATTCCAGAAATCTGGAGTGATGAAATTGTTGCTGCTTACCAAAAGAACCTGAAGTTGGCTCCCCTTGTAAAGAAACTCTCTATGAGTGGCAAGAAGGGCGACAAGCTTCACATCCCTAAGCCCGTACGTGGCGATGCAAATGCTAAGGCTGCTGATACGGCAGTTACTATCATTGCTAACACCGAAGGCGAACTCACTATCGACATCGATCGACACTTTGAGTACTCACGTCTCATCGAAGACATCGTTGAAGTACAGGCTTTAAACAGCTTACGTCAGTTTTACACTGAAGACGCTGGTTACGCTCTG